TTCCTTGTGTCATCAAGAACTTAACTTTATCTTCTTCTGTACTAAATTTATTAAGACTCTTTTTAACTTTTGCACTTTCTTCTCCAGTAGAATTATTTATATAGTCAAGCATCTTCTTAGCTCTCTCCTTATCAGATAAAGCTTTTTGTACAGATGGTGTCCACTCTTGCTCATAACGTTGCATATCATCCCATACAGGATTACCTGTATTACCAGCTTGTGTATAACTCCATTTATCACCTCTTCCTTTTACAACTTTATTACCACTTTGAGCTTTTCTTAAAAATGCTCCAGACTTAGCATATGGGTTTTCTATTTCAGCATCTTTAGTAATAGGATCATAGTCATTTTCTATTTTACCTTTACCTAATGCTTCAGCACTTATATTTTTTCCTTTCATATATGATACTTCTTTTTTAACATCTTGTGTAGCATTTTGTAATTTAGCTAACTTCATTATATCATCAGCATAATTTTTAAGAGTACTGTCAGCACCATTAAGCATCATCTCTGCAGTCTTTCTATCAAGTTCTCCCCATTGAGTATTATCATCTGAGTTGTTTGCTAAATCAGTAGCTTTAAGTTTAGTCTTATTTGCTTTGTTTTGTTGTTTACCTAAATTTGCTACTATTGATTTATATGTTCTACCATCATATTTCTTAGCAAGATTTATAAGAGATTCATCTCCTGTAGCATCTGCTACTTTTTTACTAAATGGTATATTACCAAACACTACAGCTTCTGTAGATGATCCATCATTACTAGGTAATTCAATAATTGGTTCTCCTCCTTCAGCTTCTATTTGAGCATCTACTTCCATACCATTTTGAGCATTACTATAACTAATACCAATACCATCATTATTATGAGAAGCTCCATCAAGCATAACTATTTCACCAGATCCTGGTAAATAAGGATTTTGAGCAATAGGTCTAGCTTCTCCACCCCAATGAGTTTTAAGTTGTCCACCCATAGCATAAGAAGTTATTCCTCCACCATTCTCATAAGTCTGCATAGCTCTTTCGCTAGGAGCAGTGTATTCTCTTAAGTGTCCACCAGCTCTTAACATATCTGCATCATGAGGAGGTCTTAATAAGTCTTTAACTTTATGTTCACCAAATGTAGCAATTACTTGTGGCTGCCAATCATGAGATACCCATCCACCATCTAGGTTTGCTCCATTTTCACCAACATGCATTGAACTTAATCCACTAGTTATTCCATTAGCTATATCTAATCTACTTAGAAAATCATTATTTGCATTTATTCTACCTTGTTGAAAAGCTTGTTTACCTGGTTCTTTATCAAAGTAACCACCAATCATTGTACCAGCCAATGATCCTGCTGGTCCAAATAAACTACCAAGAGAACCACCAATTTGACTTCCTGCATTATTACCAAACATTCCACCAACTAAAGAATCAAAAGGACTTCCTTGTCCTACATTACTCATAAAGCTTGTATTGTTGTTTCCACTTAATCCAGCATTAGCTTGTCCCCACATAGATCCAAAACCACCACCACCTGCAAATGCTTTTAATTGTTGACTATCTTTTAATGGTTCATAACCAAGATCATCAAATAATGTATGTTCAGGAGCATATGTATTTTGTACTTCTGTTGGATTACCTCCAATACCTCCACCATTTTGTGTAGCTAATATATCTGTTCCTCTTCCTTGTGTATTGTATTTTTCACTAGCACTATTAATAAATCTTTTATCATCTGGTCTAAGCCATTGACGTTTTGGTTTTTCAGCATAAGCATTTGATATACCAGCTTTCTTAACTACATCACTAACATTAGCCCAAGTTTCTAATTTTTTAGTTAATTCTTTTTGTGCTTTAAGTTTTTGGAATCCTCCAACTGCACCACTGAATACATTTCCAAAACCTTGAAAATTAAATCCTTGACCACTACCTTTATAATTTTTATTACCAAGTCCACCTGTTACAGATGTATTTTCTTGAAATACACTATTAGAGAATTGTGAGTTAGGATTGTTAGCTGGTAATGGATTTTGTTGTCCCCATTGTTGACCATAGTTTTGCATAGCAAAAGGATCTCCTGAAGATTGGAAAGTGTTACCAGCCATTTGTTGTACACTAGGTGCACCAAATGATGGAGTGGATGACATGTTACTACCAAAGTTCCATTGATTCTGTGGACCAAATGCTTGATTAGAAGTAGGAGGATTTAATTCTAAATAATCTGGAATACCATTATTATTAGAATCAGTATTAAATCCTGACTGTGCTTTCTTAATAGACTTAGCTTCAGGATGAGCTTTAAAGAAAGCTGCTTCTGTTGGATATTTCTTGTAGAATTCCTTTTCAGATTTAACTCCTGCAATTTTTAAGATTTGTGATTTCATAGTTTATTAGTATTGGTCCAACCATCCACCTGGTTGCTTTGTGTTATAGTTTGTAAAGTTAGTTAGATTATCTAGATTAACCAAACCTTTTTGTTCTTGTCTTAATCCATTCTTAGCCATTGGAAACTCTGTTACCTTCTTTCCTTTGAACTTATACTTCTTTCCTGGTTTCATTAGTTTAGTATCACCAGTATCAGATATACCAAGTACATCATATGGAACTCCTTCCATAGTTATATCATTAGAATTGATTTCTGTTATTTCTCCTGGATGAGCCCATTGTCCAAGATCATCTTTAATAACTCCTCCTTCTTCATATTGTGGAGCTCCTTGTTGATTTTGCATTTGATAAGCAGCACCTGTACCTACAGCTCCAGCACCAACTACTGATGGAAGATTTCTAAATATAGTTTCTAAACCTTTTGTTTGTTTAGAACCAGGTTTTGTAAAACTTGAAATTCTATCAATAGGATTTTCAGATATAAACTTATTAATAGTTTCTTCAGAAATTGGGTCATATATATTTTTAATGTATCCTTTATTTAACATGTTCTGACGCATCTCTCTAAGATGTGGGAGAGCTTCTGTCCCTTGATGTGTAAAGTATTTTGCATTATCATATAATGTATTTACATCTACTTGATTTGATAATGCATCGCTTATATCTATCATGTTTGTACCTCTATCATATCCATATAATTGTTGTGCAAATCTATCTATTACAGTAGGGTTTGATGTAGGCAAAGGTTCAAAAAATATTGATTTATTATTACTGTTATTATAATTAGATAATGCTTCTTTATATTTAGGACTAAATCTATCAGCTTCTCTTTGCATCCAATGTCCAACTTCATGACCATGCACTGTGTTTGCGGAAAGCATTAATTCAGGAGAGTTTTTAAATTTATTTAGTTGTCTAAAGTCCATATTTATATTATTCAAACGAGGGCTATAGTGACTACCTATTCTTGGAAAAGTTGTTAGTGATGGATAATCTAAATTAGTTGGATCTATTCCTAGCACTCCACTTAATCTTTTAACTCCTTCATCTTGTCCTAATTGTGAAGCTAACTCACCATGTAATTTTTTTACATCAGCAATTTGTTTTCTATATTTAATAGGATAAATAACAGCATCGTTTATTCCTCTAACTGCTTCTCTTCCTAAAGTTTCTAAATTTTTTGCACCTTCAAGAATAGGTAACGCACCTTTTGCTAATGTCTTTTTAATTTTTGGAGCTAAATATTTTTCAGCAGATTTATATCCAGGAACTATGTTAGCTGGATTAATAAGGTTATTTACAAACTCTTTATTACTCTTTGCACCAATTCCTTCTAATGCTCCTGTTAATAATGGAGTACCAATTGCTGTAACATAAGGTAGGTAACTATCTGTTTGTTTTGCTTGATTAGGAGAAGCACCAAGATCAGCAGCCATACCACCGATCATGCTAAAAGGATTCAAGTAATCATCAAAAAAGTTTGGTTCATCAGACACTCTAAACTTAGACTCAAGACCAGCTGTTGAATCTTCCCAATTCTGTCTTGTATGATTATCAGAATCAAAAAATTCTGACCAATCATTTAAAACATTAGCATCGGATTTTTCTCTTGTAGCTTTTCTTTGTTCAGCAACAGATTTATTATAAGCTGCTTCTTCTGCATCTATTTCTGCTTGAGTTTTATTTCTTACATTAAGTTTATCTAGATCAGTAGTATGTAATTTTTTTGAAGCTGCTATTTTATCATTAACTGCTTTCTTAGGAGACTGACGTATATCAACTACACGATTCTTTTGTCTTTCTTTATTATTAGCTATTATTTGATCTAAATCTTTTCCAGCTTTATTAAATTTACCACGAGAATTATTTTTCATAAAGTCATCACCTTCATTTAATATTCTCATACCTGTTTGAGCTACATCATATTTATTTAACCATCCACCATTTTGAAATTGACGTACACCAATACCACGTTCTTCTAATTGTTGTCTTCCTTCAGGAGTTTCTGTAAGTCTTGCCTCTCCTTCTAATGTATATGGATTATCATACATGTTATCCTCAATACCCTGCATGTGTATTCCTGAAGAAAGATTAAAACCTTCTTCTACAACTTCTTTAGGCATAAATTGTAAATCAGGCATATACTTATACATATCTTGTAATATACCTTCAGCTTCTAATCTTCTTCTATTATATCCTAATGATGCAGCTTCTTCAGTGTATGGTGTCTGTGGTTGACTTGGTGGAAGGTATGGACCCCAATTCCATTTTTCTGGAATAAAATCTCTACCTTCTTGATGTTGTTGATAATGATAAAGTTCATGACCTTTAACACTAGGACCATTTGTTTCATCTAAATAAATAGAATTAGATAAAGGACTATAATGCGATCTTCCTTTTATAGGAACTATATTAATTCCTTCTTGTGCACTAGCTTTTGTTTTCTTTGCATAAGGACCATTACTAGGAGCAGGATCATTTGTACGTGCATATGAGAAACCTACAGCTCCAGGAATAGAACCACCCATCTGAAACTGTCCACCCCATGCAGGAGAATAGTTTCTACCTACATTAGAGAATCCATCTCCTACCATTCCTTTAGGAGCAGAAACTTTATAATCATTATAATTCTCTTGGTGTTCTTGCATTGTTCCACCATCAGCATAGTTATCTAACCAACCACCATTCTGCATGTTGTTGCTATTATCTCTACCGCACTCATGACATATGTACATATCTTTCTTACTAGAATCAGATTTGTTCCATGACCATCCACATGTGCATTTTACTTTACCGCTACTCATTACTTGTATGATATTTGTGCTTTCCAGATATATCCTCCAGAAGTTTTTGTTTTACCCTGTACACAATGTCTTATTGATGTTGGGTGTAAATTTATTTCCTTAGCAGCTACAGTAGCACTTTGCCATTCTCTAATAAAATTTCCTTCTAAATCATATTGATTAATAGGTTTTGAATTAGCTAAAATTTGACCTTTGTATAATTTTTCTAAATGTTCTTTAGAAGTTTTTTTACCTTTATGTGAATTAGATATTTTGAGTTTAGTTTCTTCACTATGTAAATATCCTTTTCTTGATTCATTTCTTTTTTGTTTTTCTTCTTGAGACTGTTTTCTACCAGTCATAAATATTTTATGTTTTTCAATTTTTTCTTTACTAGGTATATAACCTATGAACCCATCTCCTCCATCAGTCATATTAGTTAATATTCCAGTATTGTTATTTATTCTGCCATATAAAGATATAAACTCTATTTCTTTTTCTTTTATAAAATTATAATCATCTGATTCTAAAAGAATTTCTATTTCGTAGGAAGTTTTATTAACTATATTATTCCAAATATAGGATTCTTTTCTATTTGTTTCATATGCTCTACTATATTCTGCTTTTAAACTAAAATGCTTATGATTTCTTTTTGTACCAATACCAATGTAAAATGGTTCATTTTTATCAAGTCTTATGTGTCTGTATAAATAGTATTTGTTTTCCATAGTGATTTATTTATAAGATAACATTGAAGGAACAACTATGAATTGAGACACTAGATGTGTTGTTGAGCTGTCATCAAGAATATGTCTCACCTTTAAATCTTTAGCTCTTAGAGGAGCTTTCTTAAAGCTTCGAGGTCCATAATCCATATTAGCTTGATTTACTATTTTATCAACTGAAAGACTTTCACATGATGTATTAAACAATGGAACTTGAGAAGTTTTCTCTAATGCCCAGAATGTATTATACTGATAGAAGTTATCACTCTTAGTGTAAGTGATGGTTTTACTTTCAGCGTTAAAGATAGGATATTTATTATAAGCTTGCAAATTATTTAATGGCTTAGCTACAAGTTCTAACACTCCAGAACTTTGTTGTCCATTGTATAGAATAGCTTTGTTAAACCATTTATCATTTGTTTCTATTCTTGCATTATCATTATATACACCATCAGGTATAGGAAGATATTTATATGCTTTTGTATAGTCTTGTACATTCTGAAGAATTTCATCTTGATACTTATAAGCAAAAGGATATTCAATAACATATGGTTCTATTGTTCCATAGAATATATTATATATCTCTGTATTAGTTAAGTGTCTCCATACACATCCTGTAACAGATTGTGTGTATTTTATATTTGCATATTCTGTGATATTAAAATCTTTTAACATTACAGTGAATGATACATTACACTTACCTGTAGATTTTAATATCACTGCGTACACACTATCATCTACAACATAACTCCTCCCTTGAATTAATGCTTTTCTAGAAACATTCTCAGCTATAATGTTTCCATAGATATCTGTAATGTCAAATGGTCCAACATTTGGTCCAGTCTGTACTAATTTTATGGTTATAACTTTTGTCATATTAAGGGGTAGTTGTAGTTGTAGTTGTAGTAGAAGAAGAACTTGATGTAGTGGTAGTTGTAGTGTTATCAGTAATTGAACTAACTACACAACTAGCTACTTGAGTTGCAGAACTAGTTGGTAAACCAACATTGAATCCTAAATCAAGTAACACGTATGGATAAATTTTAATAATTGTATAAAGATTTCCAAATGCATTAGTTAAGTATATATCACAATTACATTCATATAATGATGTAGGTGCTACAATTCCAATATTAAGATCAACTTCAACTGTTCCTGTTGCATAATCATATTGAGTTACATAATTGTCATATGTTAGTGTATCTTGATTAATTATAATAAGTTTACCATCTGTTGTATACAACATGTTACCTGTAGATATTCTATTAGCTTGTAAACTAAAAATAACTGTAGATACTGCTGTTCCTCCTGTAACATCTAATTCAGTTACATCATTTGGAGATGCAGAAGTATCAGTTGAAATTAGTATACCATTATTTTTAGCAACTATTCCTAATCCTGCAGTGTATCCCATAGGTAGAGCAATTGTTCCACTAGATGTTGCACTGAATGGAGATAGATCTATATCCCATCTTTTTATATCAGTATCAATACTCCACAAGTAATCAGCAGTCATTGCTATTCCTAATGATGATACATATCCAGGAACATCTAATTGATTTACTTGAGGTATAAAAGCTGGATCAGAATAATATATATTATCATCTGATGAGAATAAAATTCCACAACATTCTGATACATCTGGTGGCAATGTTGTAGTTGTACTAGTTGTTCCACAATCACAACTTGATATATCTACAATAACTCCTCCTGAAATTTCATAAACAAATGTTAATAATGGAGAATATGCAAAATAGAAACCATCAGGAACAAGTGTACAATCTGTTCCATCTCCATAATAAACTATATTATTAAGTTGTAATTCAGTAGTTGTAGTAGTAGCACTTCCATTAAATGTAGTTAACGAATTACCATCTAGATCAATTAGACCATTTATGTAATTAATAGCAGGGAGTGCATTACATGCTTCTTCTAAACTACCAGTAAATATTACTTCTGGATCTGTTGCTAATGTATATCCTTCTACAAATGTAAATGGTGTTAATAAACTAGAAGGTCTTTGGCATATTGTTGTTGTTGTGGTAGCAGGAACTGTAATTATTGCTGTACCATCTAAACTACAATCTGTTATAATTATCGTTCCATCTATATTACAATCAAATGTTGTAGAAGTAGATGTGGTTGTAGGAGAAGGATAGAAAGTTGTTGTAGAAGTGGTGGTTGGTGGTTTATTATCCATCACTCCAGCAATAGCTTGAAATCCACCAGCTTCACCATCATCGCAACATCCATTAAGTCCTGAATAGAAAAAGTTATTTTCTCCTATATAGAAATTAGGGATGTAGCTATGAAAGCTTATCCATGACCCAGTGTTTAAATTATACGACATGGTCCAACTTTTATTACAGAAATAGTCTGGATCATTAAGATAAACCTGTGTACGTATAACTGTTTTTATTTTATTATCTTCAGCCATTATATTAATCTTTTATAAAGTTGTGGTGGTGGTAGTTGTAATACAATCAGGACAATACTGTTGAACAAAACCTATACTAAAAGTTTCAGTATTTGTTAATTCAGTATAGTCATATAATTTTATTTTAACATCCCATAGTTCATAAGTATTAGTACAATCAAAACTATCTCTTGTTATTGTCATACTATCTGCCCAAGTAAATGCTCCTGTAGGATATAGTTGAGTACCAGATGTAACAGGAACTCCATTATATTCAATTACAAATCCTGCATCAGATGTAACATTTACAACCTCTATATACTCAATATCACTCCATAAAATAGTTGGATTAAACATGTTAGTAAAAACTACAGGATAAGGAATATTTGGTTTAGTAACTGGATAATCTTCTGAATCACATCCATTACCATCAACGCTAGCTTGATATTCTGTTGAACCAGAACTTATAGAAGGAACAGTTGTAGTGGTTGTAGTAGTTAAAGAAGTACTAGTACTAGTAGTAGTAGGAGCAATCATTTCATAAACTGTTTCAACATAAAACTCCCTTGTTATAGGATCATATTTAACATCTTTGTCAATAGGAATATAATCTAGTTTAGTAATTATAACTCTTTCGAATTTACTATCATACACTCCATGTAAACCAATTCCATTGAAGTTATTATCTACATCAACTTTTGGAAAATATCTTTGTATTTCAAATGATAAGTGGTCTGTCATAAATCTATTTACACCAGATCCAAATCCTGCTATCTCTTCAATTTTAGTTCCTTGTATAAGAAACACTTGCCCTCTCTTAGCATCTATAGTGACTTGTCCTTGAGGAATTTTTAATAAAAACTTATTCTGACTTCCTACATATCCAAGATCTGTTTCAGCATAATCTATTGGAGTATTACTAAAAATATCAGGATTACCTAAATAAGCAGCTTGAGGATTACTTGTATTCATTGTCAATAAATTGTTATATAACAATGTTTTATTTTCAAATCTAGCAAGTATAGCCTTATTCTGAATACCATCTAATGATACAAGGTTACCATAGTTTTGAGGAAAATCAAATAGTGATAGTGGAGAATATACTAACCAATTATTAAATCTTACATCAGCATTTTGATCTTGAGGATTTGAATATACCACTCTAAATGGATAATATGTAAAACATAACTGATCATTCCAATCTGCTGGTAGATGTGAGAAAAAGTTTTCTGTATTCTGTCTAGAGAATGTTGTATTATAATAGTATGTATTATCGTATGCAATTGTTGTAAATTCTTCTTGTACCCAATCATCAGGAATACCTGTAGATACGTGTGGCCAGAAGTTTCCTTCTCTATCATTAAATGCTTGACGAAGGTCTACATTATAATTAGATTCACAATAGAAATAAGGAATACCATATGCAAATAAATAAAACTTACCATCATAGAAAGTTCTTAGTGTTCCAGCTACAGGATCTGTTTGTTTTGGTATAGCTGCAGGATCATTATAACAATCAAAACTATGTGCTTTAATTGATATAATATTTATCATACTACGATATGTATTTAAAATAGATCTAGCAGAATGCCAAAATTTTGGATAACCAATATTACCTATTTCATCATAGAATATATCTGAATCATCAGGAGCATTAACTCTATTATCTAAAAAGAATGGAAGTTTTGTTTTATATGCAAACTTACTTATAAAAGTATCACCACCAAATGCAACATCATTAGCATAAGAACTAACATTAAACATTCTTTGGAATCCTGTATCAATTGTCTCATAAGAATATATTTGTCCCCATTGACCAGGAAATAAATTCTTTAATGACGCATAATAAGATACCACTTTAATATCTCTTTCTTTTTCTGGAGTGTTGCAATAATTTTGTTTAGAATCTATTGAATATGCAGGATCACATAAATTAGGTCCTCCAATAATAAATCTTGAATAATCTGATATTAAAGAATCACCATTACTATCTATAAGACTTTCTGTTTTATTAGGAAATGGAAGAGGTTCAACTGTTAATGTATTTCTTTTATCTATTGTTTTTGTATATACAGATGATTCTCTTTGATAATTATTTATATTTTTATCATCTCCAATATTTTGTACACCAGGAATTAAATATGCTTTTAAATCAAGTTCTCTTTGTTTAATACCAGTAAGATTTCCTATTGTAACATTGTTACCTATTGGTGCATAATAATCATAACTAGCTATAGAGTTATATGAATATGCATAATTCTTTCTTGTAATACCATTTATGTAAATAGTTAGATATGCTTGGTATGCTGTAAAGACAGCTGTAATATCACCACTTGCAATATTAAATGAAGCATCTAATGCATCTTGTTGAGCTTCTCTAGAAAGAAGTCTATATTTAGCATTTCCTTTTACTGGAACAAAGTGTGCTCTTCCTCCACCAAACATTACATTTTCTAACTTAAGAATATCTCCTAAGAAAGGTTGTGAGAATGATGTATCAGGAGAATTAAACACTTGTCTATATGCAGACTCAGGTTTATCAATTGCAGGTAATGGTTGTGACTTTCCACAAATATCATTTAATGGAGATGTTCTACTCCATGCATTACATGCAGGAGGATAACCAGGCTGACCATACGGAATATTTACAAATCTTGGAGGAAGTTCACCAAGAGTGGTGACAGGATATTGAGGTGCTATTGAACATTCACCTTGCGCACTTCCAGCATACTCACTAGTTGTATCATTTAAATAATATGGCCATGTTCCAGGAGTAAGATTTGAAACTACAATGCCACCACAAGCATTACTTTGATTAGAATTACAAAGACTACATGTTCCATATCCAGAATAAGGAACTCTACCAAATTTTAATGTTGTTAATGCAGAATTATCACATGTCCATTCTACATCAGCCCACATTTTAAATGTATCTATTGGTGCAGTTCTATTAAATATTACAGTGTTATAAGTTCCAGGACCTATACATGCTTTACCAGTTAAATACTTTGGTCTTGTTAAAGAACAAAACTCATAGTTTTTACCAGCAACCATAGGAACACAACTTACCACCTTTCCTGTATCAGCATCGGTATATTCGTATGTACCTGTTACTTTACATTGCACTATCCAAACTCTTGACTGTCCTAATACACTATATGAATTAGAACTTCGATTAATAAAAGGATCTTCACTAAGATCATTATATGGATAGTTTGGATAATAAAGAGTTTGGTCTTCTCTTGTGTATGTTCCTACATTACGCAACATCCCTTTAGCTACAATAGATTTATTTGTATTTCTATTACCTCTTACAATTTTAAATCCAGCCACATTATCTTTCTGTTCTTGTGTAAGATTAGAAGTTTGTACTAAAGATTGTATTTGTCCTATATCCACTTTAACACCAATTGGATATACAGCATCACTTTGCATTTGTGGTTGAAAATCTGGTGTAAGTGCATATACAGGATTTTCAAATATAGGACTTACAAGAACATCTGGAAACTTATGATGTCTAATTTTTTGTCCTGCAAGATCACCCCACACATCTTGGTTACAAGGATATTCTTCTGTAGATTCCCAATAAGCAAATTCACCATATTCATGTGGTGTAGCATTACCTATAGCATCACCATCAGCTTGTCCTAATACACTAGCTGTGTTATATATCTTCCAATAAGGACTATATCCAATTCCTGTAACAGGGTCAATGTATGTAGGTTCACCTATAAAATCAGCATTAGTATCTGGAATATCTGGAAGTTGTAAATCATTATAATTTAATATTCTTCCAGGGATATGGAAACCATCTGTTTGTTTTCCATTCTTTAATAAGAATACTATTTCAAATGCATACACCTCATCACGTAAATATCCACGTAAGTTTGTAGCATTGAACTCATTTGCATAATCTTCTGTAGAAGGAATTTTATATGTTTCCCATAACAAATTTACTTTAGATGCTATACCTTGATAGTTAATTCTATCTATAGATGTAAGATTATCCCACATAAGAACATCTTGTGCAGCAGTTAAATCTTGAGCAATGTCATAATAAGGATATTTCTCAAATATATCTGTAATAGATAATTTGATTAATGTATTATTTTGTCCTGTGTAAGTTATAGTGTCAACTTGATTTTCAATTGAATAAGTACCAACTAATTCTACAGATGCAATATTATTAATTGTTTTAATAACAGCTATGTTATAATAATTATATAACCCTGTTGTATCTAAATTAGTAATAGTTAACTGAATAGATCTACCCACCTTATAGTCAAAGATAGCAGTAGTTAACTGCGTATCAGCCATAGGTGTAGGATTGGTAATAGAATAAAATGATGTATATGGATTACCAGAAGCATCAGAATATTGTACAGCAAACTGATATGTACCAGCAGTTACATCACCACCATTAAGTATATCAGTTACTTCAAGTTGAGGAATATTAAAGTTAGGTTGTATCTTTAACTGATTACAATCTAATTGATCTGTATATGTAGGATCACAAGGATCTGAATAAGGAGATTCTACATATGGAATATTTTCAATATCTAAATATCTTCTAGAATTATATCCATCTGTCCAATATATTTGTGTAGTACAATTTCCAATCTTATGTACTGCTTTATGTATTGGATAATTAATATTAAAATTTAAACATTCAGCATTAACTATTTCACGATAGATACAATCATTGTTTTCCATATATCCTATTTCAGAACCACCTGTAGTAGGGTTAGCTAAAAAGAATATATGTTTATTTTTTTCATTAATGAAATATGTTCCTATTAAAGAATATCCTGAAGGAAACTGTACACAAAATTCATTACCTTGTTCATTTTGGTAATTAACAGAACTGGAATCAAAGTTTTCTAAAGCTGCATTTAATGCATATGTTAACTCTCCTGTCTTAACTTGGTTTAATGTATTATCCATGTTAAGTCCAGAAACAGCAACACCATATTCCATTTTGATATTACTACCTTGTGTATTTTCGTTGTTTTGATCAGCCATAGTGATTAGTTATTACGTCTTCTACCATATCTATTAGTACGGTTAGGAAGCTCATACATATTAAATCTATTAAGATCGTTTTTAATTCTTCTTTGTTTTTCCCAAGGACTTTGTTTCTTCATTTCAATCTCAGCCATGATATAAGCTTCTTCATACATCTGTTTGTAATATACTAACTTCTGTTGTAATTGATTGAAGGTTTCATCATTAGTTTGATTAGTAAGAGTTTCAAATATCTTGAATTTAAGAAACGCTTCTACATACTCTCTAATACGATAGTTATCAGGAATCATTTGATTTCCTATTTCATCATATTCTGTAGCATAGAATAACAAGTGAACAACACCATTTCTGAAGTTGGTTACAAACTTATTATCTCTGATATCAAATGAGTCATAACTAGCAGCACCAGGAGTGAACTCATGAATAGGAGGAGCTTCTGCATAGAAGTCCCAAGTACTTGTATATTCCACACCACAGTTTTGTCTTGCAGAGATATTTCCAGGTTTAAGTAAATACTCATGATTATATCCTCTAGCTACAGTGTTGTTTGTTTTATATACAGCTTGTACCAATTCTGGCATACATGTACCATTACAAGCTGGATCTTGACAACCAGGTTGAGTACAAGGAGTTCCTCCAATAGTTAATGGAGATACTTGAATAGTGGTTGCATTAGCTGCTTGAGAATAAAATGAATTAGCTGTTTGGTATGGATAACCAGCAACTGCTGTACACATCCAAGCTTCTCTTACAGCATAAAAATTATCAGGAAGTCTAGCTTGGAAATCTTCTATAAATAAAATTTCCTCACTTATTACAAATGTGGTTCTTCCTAACTTCTTAAGACATTTGTCTAAGTAGGTAGGAAATAAAAGATCATCTACTGCACCAGTATCAAAATAACTTTTCAGTTCTTCTTTTACAGTTGAGTAGACAGGCTCTGGAGATACAAAATTATATTTATAGTAGTATGACATAATGCATTATTTTTTCCATTCACGATATATATTTTGGTACTTGTCGCTGGTTTTTAAGTAGTGTGATAAAAGTCTTGATGTAAGTCTAGAAGGTTTGAAATACCAAAGGTCAGAGTTTTTAAAACGTGCAGATTGTTTAAACCACATCCAACCAAAAAAATAACCTTCCGTATGATAATTAAAGTTATAAATAACCTTTCCTTTCTCTTTAGTCTTTTGCCAGTCGATTGGAAGATTGATAAATTCTTTTCCATCAGCTTGTGTTACTTTTTTTCTTTTCTTTTTGTTAATTGAGAAATCTCCAAACCCATAAGGAAGCTTTGCTTTCTCACCTGTCTCTAATATATATTCTTTAAAAGATTCATTATAAGTGTAGACGATATTTCTCCACTCATCGTATGTAAGTTTTATAGAGGGGTGTTTTTTACAAAACTGATTATAGTTGTCTTTGCTAGAGCTTCTCCAATCAACCTTTGTTCTCATTAATTAGTTGGTTTTGAATTTGGTTGTTGACCATCTATTCCTTCTTGACTATTATCTGTTTTAACATTAAAGTATGTAGATAGTAGTTTTTGAGATGTAAGCTGTAAAGTTTGCTGTTCCAAATATCCAGGAAGAGCAAACTCTTTATCTAATGGATTCTTACAGATTTCATCAATTGTATATTCTGGACTTCCACATCCACATTCTGGATACATGATTTCATTTTCAACATCTTCTTCAAATAATGCAACAAATCTAATTGATCTAATCATTGGATTATTTACATAAAGATATCCATTTGTAATCCAGAAATATTCTTCATTTTTAATTATAGGAAGTTTTAATAGATTAATATATCTATTAACAGTTATTTCTTTTAGTTTCTTTCCTGTACCACCTAAAGCATTAATAGAATAAACCCCTTGTATTACATATTGGTAATTACCTTCTGATACACGTGGAAGTTTAAATTTTGTTCTAGCAATAGTACATTCATCTACATAATCACAACATTCAGAGATAGGTACTTCCACCATCTCTAAACAAGGAATAGTAGTGAATAATGTATCAGTTGCCCAAAGTTTTCTTAAATTGGTTTCTCTCTTTATAAGTAATAGAGCATTGTTTCTGATTTCAGAAGCAATAGCTCTATCTGTAATAAGACTATCTGTAGAAAGTATCTTGTGGACACTTCTAACATCTGATACTAATTTTCTTAATGTTGCCATAATTATATTCGAGTTTCAAACTCTGCTATCTTACCTAGATTAAGATCATAGACTAAAGCAAGAGCTGCACGTACTGAATGTACGAAGTTATTATCTAAGTGCCATCTATCTGTTCCAGACAAACTAGGCATTTGTTGTATTCTTACTCCTTTAACCTCTTTAGCCATATAGTGATGTTTATCACCTGTATGTACCTCTCTATAAATAGCATTACCAAATTGGTGACTATATTGTGGATGTGTTGCAAATAATAATGGTAAGTCTTCTAACTTACAGTTACCATGATGCCATCCAATAAATGTATTTCCTAATGTCAATCCTTTAACAACAGAATGTTCTCTTATAAATTGTACATCTAACTCCTCTCTAAAGAATATATCTAATGCGTGAGCTAGATAAAAAGATTTAGTTCTGTCATGATTTCCTTGTACAAGAACAACAATTACAGTGCTGGAATGTTGTCTTAACATATTAATTGTATCTACAAGAAGAGCAAATCCCACTTCATATTCATCAGCATAATCCATTATAGTATCTTGTGGAGTACCGTTTGTAGTTTGATGTTGATAGTTATCTGTATGGAAGAAATCGTTTGATATAGGAAGCACTACAGTGTTTATGTTGTAATTAGCTTCCACTTTCTCAATCAAAGACTGAGCCACATTCATATATCTTAAAGCTCTAGTTGTTGGATCATTATCACCATCTACAGTTTTCTTAGCTAAATGATAATCAGCTATAGAGATTTCTACATCTACATAATCTTTATGATTTGATGGTTTTGGTTTATTAACCTCTACATTATTTGGTTTGTAGTTTTCTAAAAACTTAGCAAAGTCTTCAGGAGAGTAATCTTTTGCTTCTTTTCTTTTTGAGAAGACTGAGGAAGTAAACTTCCCACTTGGTAACATCTTAGACCAGTAGTTTGTAATTACATACTTATCTAAGTTTATCTTGTGTAGCTTAGCTAGTTCAAGATCATCTTTAGGTTCATAGTCAATAACTATTGTACTTTCTATTGTTCCTCTTTCCAGATTAACTTTACGTTCTTCTGCAAAGTTTCTTATTGTAGTTTCAGTATCTTTTTCTTTAAGCTCTCTCATGAGCTCATTCACTTCATATTCACTTATTCCTAATTTCTCAGCGTAGAATTTTTTACTTTTCTTCTGACTTAATAACTCTTCTAATCGGTGTAACAAGCTTTGGTTTTCAGACATATGTACTCATATTAGTTAAAAAATATTGTAAAGATAAACAATAGTTTTTATATATTCCAAATAATTTTAGTTATCCATGTAATTATTTATAACTATTTTAGTTATAAACAAAAACTCCCCAAGAAAAATCTTGAGGAGAAATTCCTGTAAAACCAACAAAACAGGATTTTTTTAAAGTTATTAAGGAGGAGTTGTGGTAGTTGTTGTTGTTGTACTACTGCTTGATGTACTAGTAGTTGTAGTGGTTGGTTCACTTCTTAACACTATATCAAAGTAGTTAGTACATTGTCCAGTAGAAAGTAATCTAATAGTTGTTGTACCATCAGGTACTAAATTTGAAGCATATCCTGCAAGTAATGCAGCTGCACTCACTCCTGATTCAAACGCTGTTGTATATCCATCAATATCTGAGTATAAATTGAATGGACCCACATTAGCCCCAGCTAATGTTAATGTTATAAATACTGTCATTTTATTTTATTTTATTGATTTTAACCGAATATATAAACTTCTCCATCACCTTCACCTACACTAATTGTTTGTGATGCATAGAATTGACCACCTCCAATTGAACGAACTGCTGACCAATCACTATCACTATCACAAGAAAGTTTAGTAAATGTAGTTGTGCCTGAACGTATTACCCATACACCACCTGCATAAGGAGATTGTTTTTCACCAACACATATAATATCTCCATTAGATGCTGCTGATATACTAGTCCAATATCCTGGTGATGTAGGTAATGAAACAAATGATCCAGTTCCCCCTGTTTGTTTCCAAATATTAAAAGGACCACAAACATAAACATCTCCATTAGGAGCTACAGTGATATCTCTTGCTCCTGTACTAGGTGTTACTCCATGATATGTAAATCCAGTTGCAGACACTGCTCTTGTATAAATTGCACCAGCATTATCAACTGTCCATAATGTATCAGCTTGATCTACGTATAATCCTCTCCAAGAATCATTTCCAGCAAATGGAATAATAGGAGTGAATGTAGATGAACTAAAAGGTTTTAAATATAATGTACCTCCATTAACTGCACCATACACATTACCTAATGAATCTGCTGCAAGAGCTGCATTAATTGCACCTGAACTAGAAACAGTAGACCAAGGTCCTCCTACAGGGTATTTATAAACAACTCCACTAAGTGTACATCCATATATAGTTCCATCAGGAGTAGTAGTTAATGCAGACCACTGTTGTGAATTTGTCGATACAATAGAAGATGGACAATAATCATATACAGTTGTAGTGGTAGTCGTAGTGCTACTTGTACTTGTTGTAGAAGTGCTACTTGTACTAGATGTACTAGTAGTAGAAGTGCTAGAACTACTTGTAGTGGTAGTGGTTGGTGGTGTGGTAGTAGTTGTACTAGTTGTTGATGGACAAACTCCTGAAATACATGCACCACCTTCTATAACTGTTACTAAAGGAGCATGTGTAACTCCACAACATCCACAATAGCTATCTGTAGCACCTACTTGTATTATAGTGTACTGAGTTTCTCCTGAACAATCATTATATTCTATTTCTTGTATTGTTGGTTCTCCATTATAGAAAATTATACAATTACAAGGTATAGCAGTTGTAGTAGTAGTTGTAGTACTTGTAGAAGTAGAAGTAGATGTAGATGTTGAAGTTGATGTTGATGATGTTGTAGAAGTTGTTGGACAACATATATTAAGCTGATCATTAATGTTAATTATATCTTCTGAAATAAGCATTAATTCTTCAGTAATATTTGTTACATTATCTGTAAGTTCATTTACACCACTGTTTACAGCACATATAACACTATCAAACTTAGCAAGTACTGTATTTAAGTCATCACATGTATTTACATCTGTACAAGGAAGTGGAGTGCCATCATATGTGACAGCACTCGTTCCTATTATTGTTGTATTATTTATTTGTGGACAATTAGCCATGTTTTATATTTATAATGCTGTTGTTGTTGTTGTTGTAGTACAAGGTGTAGACTCTTTAATATATGCATTGCTAAGAACTAATGTTGATGCATTCATACATCCTGTTTCATCTGTACCTCCTCCTGCAACTGTTCCAGATATAGGAGCTCCATTACAATCAAATCCTTCCCATGTTCCTGATGGAGAAAGTCCTTGTACTAAATAGTTAATACAATCTACAACAGTTGTGGTGGTGGTAGTTGTTGGTGAACAAGTAGGAAAATCTACTATTGTGCTGTCAATAATTTGAACTACAACCCATATACCATCATAGTTAATTTGGAAATATCCATTATATCCTACAAGTGCTAATGTACATCCAGTAGATCCTGCATATGCAATATCCCCTATTCCTGGATATTCAACATTCCAATATACTGGAAAAGATGAAGTTACTGTACAACTAGCATCTTGTAAACAATCAATAGCTGCACAAGCATCTTCTAAGAAACTACCTGAATCAGGAACAGTACTTGTACCATTTACCACTGTACCAGAAAATGGATGAGGAGTAGCAGGATTACATGTAGTTGAAGTAGTTGTTGTAGAAGTTGAACTAGTAGATGTTGTTGTAGAAGTTGATGTACTAGTAGATGTTGTTGTAGAAGTTGATGTACTAGTAGATGTAGAAGTTGTTGTACTTGTACTACTAGAAGTTGTTGTTGTTGTTAAAGGTGTTGGACATTCTCCAGAAATACAATTTGCACCTATTGATATAGTTACAAGCTCATCACTAGCAAATCCACAACATCCACAAACTTGAATAGTTTGATGTGAAAGAATTTCTATTGGTCTACTTGTACTACCACTACAATCTGTATAAGTTATAATGTGAGAATCAACATCTTCATTGTAGAATGTTAAACATTCACAAGGAATTGCTTCTGTTGTTGTGGTAGTGGTTGTAGGTGCTGCAGTGGTGGTAGTTGTAGTAGTTCCACAAGGACCATTTGGTGTTACAATCACTGTACCTGGAACAGTTAGAGGACTATCTGTTTCAACACAAATATCTGTTTCTCCTGGTAATAATACAATAGCTTCTTGCTCTCCTGTAATACAGTCAGTAATGATTACAGCTACTGGATCAGGTCCTGTGTTATCTAATGAGAAGCTTTCACAAGGAGCTGCTGTAGTAGTAGATGTTGTTGTAGTAGTTGCACCACAACATTCACCTAATGTATTGTATATATTGATTATATCACCATTAATCATAATTATTTGATTGGTGATATTAATAACTTGATTAGTTAAATAGTTTATTTGTGTTTGTAAATTACAAATAATCTCATCTATCTTTTGTAAGATTACATTCAACGTATCACATGGTTCAGCTACTATACATGGAAGTATAGGACCATCATATACAATAGTGCTAGATGCAGTTAAATGAGTACTACATGGATCATTGCTATTACAACCACCATTAGTAATTGTAGAGCTACACCCACAAGGAGTATTTAAAACTACATCTGTACAGCAAGGATTTACTGGTAAATATGGATATGACATCTTATTAATTTTATTAAACTGGTCTATATTGAATATAGTAACAAGCTGTTACTGGTTGAATATTTGCATGAGGAAGTCCTCCACCTGTATTTGGATTAACTGTTACAGTTGTAGTGATATTTGCATAACCTGTACTTACACTTCCACCAGCACCAGCTGAACCACGACTCATAAGTGTTGTACTTGTACTAGATAAATTAAAGTTTTCAGCAAATTGAGTGTGTGTATGTCCAGAGTCTGTAGAGATAGCTGTAGCTGAATGTGTGTGTGCAGGAATCTGTGTAGATGTAAGTGTTACTTGATTTGCACCAGCAACATCAAAAAGACTATAATTTGGATTAGCTGGACTAACAGCAGGATCAACCACAGCATTTAATGTTGGTCCAGGAACACCATTGATAGCACCTGTTAAAGCTCTACCTCTTAAATCAGGAGTTCCGTTATTACCATTACAAAGATATATTTTATTCCAATCACCTGTACCAGCTCCTGTAGAATCAAAGAATCCTGATATAGGTCCAAAGTAAGGAAGTACAGCATAAGGAACCATTTTATTACTAATTAGGTTACCAGTTATACTATCTAAATATGCTTGAATTAAAACATCAAGTTGATCAATCTGTACGTATGTATTAGGAAGATCAATTAATAATTGTGCAAATTGACTGCTTAGTGCACAAAGTTTATTTATTACAGCTTGTACAATAGCATGTGTATCTGAAGAAGCAGTAACTCCTGTTAAACAATCTGTTGGTAAAGTGTAATCAGCATTCAATGCAGCAATTGCAGCATCAAGTACATCAACTTGCTCTTGAAGATCACAAGCAGCTTTTACAAGAGCTTTTAATACATCTACTAATGATAAGTTACCACATGTAGGAAGATATTTGTTTACAAGCTCGCATACATCTATATTGGAAAGATCTATTGTGATTCCAGTCCCATCTAATGTAGATGTAAGGAACGTAATCAATGCTTGTTCTACAAAAGATAATGAATCACCTGTTTGGATTCCTAGGACAGGAACATCTATTCCTGTATATCTAACACATCTGTCAGAGACAATCTCTGTACATCCGTTATAACAATTTGAGCAATTGGACATATTATTTATTTTTAAATGTTTATTATTAATTAAAAAGATCTTATAGGACGAACATAACATCCTCCATTTTTACTAACTGTTGTAACTGTACCAATAGTAAAGTTTTGTCTCCATGCATTATTTGCATCAACTTCTGAAGAACTTACATAATCAGTATTAACAAAACTTAAACAAGCTTTGTTTAAATATAATTTATTTAGTTCATCTTTACTTGGTAAGTACCAATCTGTATATCCACCTGATACAAAGCTACTACAAAGTTCAGCAGCAATTCCTACTGTTGGACAACCAGCTAATATATCATTTGTATTTTGATTTCCTGTGCCTATTGCTGTTCCGTCAGCTCCTGAAATTAATGTTCCAAAACATCCCCAAGTAGCTCCAAGTCCTGTTGCAACATCAGTAAGTGCAGCCACTAATCCATGTTGTACACCAGCATCATATCCAGGATCACCAGGTTGTAAAATATAAGCTATTCTACCTCCTAAAGCAAGTTGACAAAGTGCATATGTTGCTGCTGTAGTAGTTGTTGTTGTAGTAGATGTTGACGAACTAGTTGTTGTTGTAGTACTTGAACTACTACTTGTTGTTGTACTAGTTGAACTTGAACTTGTTGTTGTTGTAGTTGGTACTGCAGTTGTACTAGTACTGGTTGTAGATGTACTAGTTGAACTTGTACTAGTAGTAGTACTTGTAGAACTAGAACTAGTTGTTGTTGTGGTTGGTACCACTGTAGTTGTTGTACTAGTTGTAGAACTAGTAGATGTTGTTGTAGTTGTAGGAAGTGTACTTGTACTAGTTGTTGTAGGATTTGGTACAATTGTAATGTCACAAGGATCCTCTAAACAACGTTCAGGTTCATTACATCTACTAACACATCCTACTGTCAAACGTATCACTCTACTAGCAATCATCTGAACAGAGTACTCATGTACGTAATTAGGATTACAATACTTATAAGTTAGTATTCTTCTATATGCTATCAGTTGAAGTATGTCACTAGAAGGAACAGGTTTGTTCAACATATATGAAATATTGTTGTACAAATTATTACCAAGTTCTGCTAACTTACAATCTATCTTCTTAAGTAAAGAAGGGATATTAGCGCATTCTGGGCAATCAGTTAATCTTGGTGATAACATAATATTATTTATTTATTTTAGAAGCACACATACCGCATAGTCCATTTTTCAATTGACATCCACATCCTACATTAGCTCCACATGAATTACATTGTGCCATAATTAATAAAAGTTTATTAAGTAGTTATTACCAGAACAACCACAGTTTGATTTTAAAAAGTTATTTAACATATTATCTGCTTGAGCATATAACTTGTTTGATTCATATTCAGCACAGTTATTAGCTGCTGCAATAGCTCCTTGTATAAAGAAGTTTATTGTGTTTAATTGTACACTTGATTGTGTTTTAAGTGCTCTGTCACACTCCATCATATTTAATTGTAAAAACGCATTGTCAAACTTCTCTTGAAGTCTATCAACACGTAATATTGTTTTCTCTACATAATTCTGATATGCAGGAGCAACAGAATATTTAATTCTATACACTCCATCAGGAAGAGGTTGATTACAACCTGCTTCTGTTATCCCTAAATTAGATGATGTAAATACATTGGTTTCATTAGGAACAAAAGGTAATATCTTGGTTCCAAATCCTGGTATATCAATCTCAATAGATGGTGCAGAGACCACTGGAGGATTTGTAGGATATACAGATGCATCTGTAACACCAAGTGTAAGTACACTATAAGTAGGAACTACTAATATATCTAATTGTAAGTTTGCCATGTTTGTTTTAAATAAATATGCCAGAGGAATATGAGTTATCCTCTTTCCCCTGGCATAGGTTATTATTAATTTACTCTTCTTTTATTCTTAAGGAATAAGAGTAGAAGTAGTTGTTGTTGTAGATGCAGGAGCACTAGATGTAGTAGTTGTAGTTGTGATACAAGCATTACTATTTGCTACAGTACCTAATCCAGCTTCTAATACAGTTTCAATAAGTCCACCAATTGGGTTAGATGAACCATTTCCTTGTGTTTGTGGAGTAGCAATGATTACTGTAGAATCTTCCATGATATAATCACCCCATTGGTACTCAGATTTGTTGTACTCGTTGAATTTGATATAGTAAGTGTCATAAGTAACACCATCAGATACCCAAGACTCAAAGTTCTCGTTGTATCCATTCATTCTATATAAATGTTTCAAGTAACCAGCTTGGTAGCTGTAGAAGTTTTTCTCTAATTGAGCAATTTCTGCAGATGTACCAGTAGCGTAAGAAGCACGTTGAGTAATGATAGGATCAGCAACAAGGTTACAAGCATCTGCTACGATAAAGTCAGCTGTAGTTGCAGGACCAGCATACACAAATGTTCTGAACCACATTCTGTCATATTCAAATGGGAACGCTGCGATATCACAAGGTTGACCATATTTAGTTAATGGTTTTCCTGTAATACGTAAGATAGTTCCACCTACATTTTCAAATGTATAGAATGTAGAGAAAGAAATGTTATCAGGGTTGTTTCCTGGAGCTTTTAAGTTTAATTGATAGATCAATTCATTGATGATAGTGTTAGCACTTACATCATCACATGGATTGTCATCACAGTTACAACATGGAGCTTGGATAGTTACTGAACGAGTGAAACCATTGAAATACAATGTATCAATATAAGAAGAGTGAGCACGTAAAGTTAACGTGATAACTTCTCCACATTGTACAGTGAAATTAGTTACATCAGTAATTTGATTAGCAGCAGTTGGACAACCAACTACTTTGTACCATTCAGTTACATTTGAATTACAACCAGATCCAGAAGGACATCCTTTGATCTTGTCAGATCTTTTAGATCCTTGTAAATAAGTGTTTGTTCTACCTTGAGCTACATAGAAATAAGGAGAAGCAGCAATGTTTACAGAAGTAGCTAATGCATAGTCACTTTTGAAAATACCTACTTGTCCTGCAGTCAAGTCTTGAGTTGAGCCAGAGCTAGGGAGTGCAGTTTGCCCTACTGGAACCACGAATAACGTGGTTAATGAAAAATCAGCCATTTTTAATTTATTTAAATGTTAATAAAGTTTATTCGTTTGTTTGTATTCTGTATGCCGCACTTTGTACAGCAGATTGGTTTTCAGTATACATTGCTAGATTCTGTACTGTTAAATCTAACAATTCATCTTCTAGATAAGTTTCAAGTTCACAGTTTTGATCATAAGATGGAGTTCCATCCATCATAATATATCCTTCTTTATTTATATAAACTGGATATCTCATGTACATTATTTGTATATTCTTAGGGGTAAAAGTACCATCTGTGAATATACTTATTTCATCTGAAGCAAGAAAGTTAAATGTTTCTTGATATTCAAAACTTGGTTTATAATGATCATTGTTCATAATGAACTGAAGATCACCATGTTTTGCAAGATCTCGGTTAATCCAAATTCTTCTATTCTTACATCTTCCTTTATCAGCTATCACATAACTATCTACATAGAACATGTATTTTGGTTCAAGCAGATGGACATTTGCAGACCATTGATTTAGATCAGCATCTTTTAATGTTAAGTCTAACGGTTGATGATTGTAATCTAGTACAAGACTTTGTAAGTCTTCATAACGTTTCTTAAATGAATCAAGTCCTAATCCATTAGCAACGCTTATACCATCAACTTTTTGTTTTATCAACTTAATCTGAGCCTCATTTAAAGCTAATATCTTATCCTCTAATTGAATCTGTTGATGAAAATTAGTTGATAGTTTATTTAGTCTTTGATCAATCTTGTATAATAAACTATCTACTGGAATCATATGCTTTTATATTTTTAAAACTAGCCTCTATACAGAAGCTAGTTTTTTAGTTTTTAGTTTGCCTTCTAATACTAATAACTCATCTTGGTTATCATCATCAGCAAGGAATTTAATTAAATCTTGTTCATCTTTAGCAATCTCGAATTCACCTTCATAAACCTTGCCATTTGCTTTAACTCGGTAAACAGAATGTGAAATTGCTTGTTTAACTAAATCTTGTATATGGAGTAAATTTTCTTTCATGTCAGCAAATCTATTGAACACTTCAACTGGATTCAATCCTGAATACTTACCATTCTTGAATTCTGTTTGTTTCAATATATTATCTACTTGATTGTAAACAACTTCTTCTTTTGTATCTTCTGAAACTGGAAGTCCTAAAAGTCTTGCAACTTTACGTTTTTTCTCAGGAGTCATAGAATCAAATTTAACAATCGCTTTGTTAATCAATTGTTTTTTCTTGAAGATCACTGCATTCTCTATCTCATCATCTACTACATAAAATTGTGTATCTGCTGGATATTCTCCTCTTTCCCATGCTTGGTAAGAAGATGCAATTGTTGGATGTACTCTCAACCATGAAAAGGCTATCTCTTGAAAAGGAACTGATAGATCAAAATAATTGTCACCATCTAATAACTTAACTGCTTGTACGTGTGTTACATCATCTGTAGAAGTTGATAATCCATAGTTCCAGAATGATGAACGTGGTCCTAAATCAATATCACCTAATTCATTTTCAAGTCTTTTTCTAAGGTTAGTAACTCTTTCTACTTCTAACTCTCTTTCTGTAGGATCTGAGATTCTTCTAATGTAAGCAGCGTCTGGATCTAATCCTGTTCTGTATTTACCATCTAATTCTTTATAAGGATATTTGAATACTCCTGTTCCAGGAATTCTTGTAAATCCTTTTTGTGCTAGTCCACTGTCCATTGTTTGCAGCTGAGAACTGTTATACTCACGTTTTATCGTAGAGATTTTGCCTGTTTTACCCATAATGTAGTTATTTAATAATGTTTGGTTTAATTAGTAGAGTGTTCCAATTGAATGGAATGCGACTGGTTTACACCAATCCATCACTCTGGGTTGAGAATCATCCCCTCTAGGAGGGAGAGGAGGTGAGGGGAATCTTCTCGGAAAAAAGAGAAGTATGCTGTTCTTATGGTAAGCATTACTTCTACTATTTTGTTATTAGAATTGTGGGATTTCCTCGATCAACACAGTTCTAGAAAGATCTTCAATAAATACATCACATCTGTCTTTCATCCAGATTTCGTATCCTGGGAATTTGTTAGCAGAACTCATACCTTGAGATTTAGCAAAACCTAAGTGGTGACGAGTACCATCAATATAACCCCATGTCATAGAAGGAGCACCTTTCATACGTACTTCTCTAATGTTGTTTACCATTGAACCATCAGACATTGGAGAAACATCAAACACCATAAATACTGGA